GATGCGTGAATCCACAACCCTTTGTCTTTGTAAACTTTTGGCTTGTTATTGTTAACATTATCACCGAACATGATGTAAGGGTACCCGATTTCAGAACGTCTTTGTAGCACTTTTGCCCACAGTCTGCGTTTTTCAGTATCACCTGCTTTCATGTCGTTGATAAACTTATCTGACACAATAACAGATGTTGTTAACCCCTGAATAGGGTTGCCTTCTGTTCCAATATCAAGAAACTCATCTGCATCAGGGTGTTCTATATCTTGATATGCAGCAAAGAAGCCACGACGAACAGAGCCTTGAGAAACAACAGATGCCAGTGTATCGTACATTTGCATAAAATGAACAGAACCAGAAGATTCCCCTTGATCTGTAATAGGTGCTCCACGGTGACGCACCGCGCCGAAATACCCAGAAGTACCGCCACCGTTTTTCATCAACATACCATTCTCGGCAACACCATATAAAATAGATTCCATAGTATCATCAATGTATGAACCAAAGCACGAAACAGGCAGGCCTCGCTTTTTGCCATAGTTTGCCCATACAGGAGACGATAGTGAATAGTATCCACGACTCATGTATCCATAAAACTTGTCGGCAAAACCGGGTTCGTTCAAATATTCTTCTGCTTTGTTTGCAATGTCTCTAATGCGACTTTCCGGTGTCTCGCCTTCACTAAGATACCCTCTTGATAGAAATGTACGTGAGTCTTCATTTAGCCAATAGAATGGTTCTCTATTCATATTTTCCTCTTTTGTGATTGATCGATAGAAAAGGTGGGTGTTATAACCCCCTCCTGTAAAGTTACTTTGGAATGATTAATCGTCGAACAAGTCGTCCTCTGTGAAAGCCTTTGTCTTTTTGCTGTAAGCAGTAGATCTTTTAACAAAAAAGTCGGAGTTTTTAGTACTCAAGATTTCTTCAACAAACCAATCCGTGCTGCGAACAACCTCTTCATTGGTTTCATAGATTGGTTTCATTTCAATAGCAATCAATGATTGATTGAACCGATGCTTCAAAAACTCTTTGACGGTTTCTTTAGGAAGAAAGTACAAATCAGTTTCGCCATAAATCCAATCAACAATGGATGCCTCGGCCTTATATGCTTCGCGAGCAAGACGATTGACTTCCGATATCGTCTCTTTGCTCCACCAATCAGGGTTTTCTGCTTTGATGATGTTTACCAACTCAAAACCAAAACGGGCATGAATGTCTTCTTCTTTGCTCGTAGCTTCAACTGCATTGGAAATACCTTTCAGAACATTTTTGTGTTTATTAAACGCCATCATAATCAGGAACTGTGAAAATAGCGATACATTCTCGACAAACATTGAAAAAAGTATGATTTTATGGAAGTAATCTTTGTCGTCTACCGGCGCTTGAATAGACTGTTCCAGATATGCAATACGTTTTTTGATAGCAGGTACTTCTACAAGTTTTGTGAACTCTTCATTCAGACCCATGATTTCGATCAAGTTAGCATATGCGTCAGCATGACGGACCTCAGATTCTCCGAATGTAACACCAACTGCCTGAACTTCTGGTTTGGGCATTTTGTCACCAATCTTTGCCCAAAACGTTTTGACTTGAACTTCGATTTGTGAAATAGCCAACATTGCTTTTTTGACGACTTCAACCTCATGCGGCGCCATCCGAACCTTCATGTCTTGAATATCGGATGAATAGTTGAACTCAGTATGAACCCAATATGAATGGCGGATTGCTTCAAGGTATTCAATCAGTTGCGGGTACTCATACGGTTTCAGGTTTGTTCTTTTACGGAAAATGTTTGGCATATTGTTATGTCTATAGAGAATGTATTCACGAGCAAGATCATGAAGCCCCATATCCATGATAACATTTTCTACTGTTCTATGAACAGCATCTACGTTTACGATAACATCATCTGCTTTATTTAATGTTTCTACTACTTCCAGAGAAACTTCTGTTGCTAGAGTTTTGCTACGAATTCCAATGGACTTCATTGCCTTTTCTACAGCAGTACAGATTTTAGTGTGGTCAAAATCCTCAGTAGATCCATTTCGTTTGGTGACATATTTCACGGAGTTTTGTGCGACATTAGAATCGTCGAGCATCTAAGTACCTCTTTCTTATTATTAGTTGTGAATAAAGAACATAATATTGGAACCCACCGAAATGGGAACTGAAAATGTCAATATGTTGATGTTTAGTCCCGTTGGTGGGAACATGTTGTCTATTTATCATATGAAAATGAAGTTCAGACAACATGAAACAAAAAGTTTACACCGCCATTGGTGCTTTTATGGCATTGTGGCTAGTATAACCTATCAGACGAATTTTGTCAACAGAATCCAAAGGAAACTTTTTCCAAGGATTATTGACAATAGAAGTCAGATCAAAATCATCATCAATCTCAAGAGTAGGCAATGGAAATGGTTCTCTGCTGAGTTGCTCTTTCACTTGATCTATGTGATTTAGATAGATATGAGCGTCACCGATTGAATGAACAAACTCGCCGACTTCAAGATTACATTCACGAGCAAGTAGATGTGTCAACAGTGAATATGAAGCGATATTAAATGGAACTCCAAGCATTGCGTCCGCGCTGCGTTGGGTCAGCATACAGCTGAGTTTATCGTTATATACTTTGAACTGGCAGGTGTAATGGCATGGCGGGAGTGCCTGTTTATTTTTAGCAGATTTCCTACCATATTTTTTATTAAACTCTACATCAGTTTTTAGTTTTTCTAAAAATTCTTTTTTGGATAGAGGTTTTTTAGTTTTCATACATTTTATACCCTTCGTAATTTTTTGATTTTATCCTATTTCTTAGAGTTGACATTTTTAAATCTGTTTTTCTAGCTGCATCTGTTATACTTTCATATATAACCCCGTCTATTTCTACTCTCTTCATATTAGGTGGCTTATTACCTTTATTTGATTCTGATAATTTATTTTTATGTTCCTTACTTTTAGGTATACCCTTATTAGCTAATCTCATTTTTTCCCTAGATTCTTCTGTGTGAGTATAATTGAACATAGGATTATTTTCTTTCATCCATTCAGAGTGCCTTTTTCTTTGTTCTTCGGTCTGTGGTGGCTTTTTTCTGCCCTTTAGAGCTTCACTCAGATTTTTTGATATTTCTTCTCTTTTTTCTACTGGCAATGTTTCCCACCATCTCTTTCTAGCTATAGATATATTTTTCTTTGTTTCTTCGTTACGCTTTTTACCTATATTACTCTCGCTATTTTTTCTTTTAGATTCCTCAGACCAGCCAATTTTTCCTTTAGTTCCAGTATTCCATGGTTTCCTGCCTGCATTTGATTTGCTTATTTTTTCGGAAATTAGATCTTTATTTGGGTGATTTGAAATAGTATCACCTCCAGAACCCCCTGCTGCAATATTATAACCAATATCACGGTTTGTGCTTTCATAATAAGATATCCAATGCATTTCTGCTAAGTCTAATTGCTCTTTTGTAGAACAATGTTCTATGATTTCTTTTTTGAAGTTTTCACGACCATGTTTTTCAATAGATTGTATTAGTATTTTTCCAGAACCTAAATAATTCGGGTTGTTATTTTTATCCTGTCCTATATAAATTTTTCCAGTTATTATATTTGTTGTTTTGTAAATAATCATAATGACCCTACCTCCCTGTTATTATGATTATTTATAATTTTTATTCTTCAATTTTATTTTTTTCCAAATATAATTCATATAAATCATCGTCTGTTACAAAATCTTCTTCAGAAGGAATAAAAGCGGGATTCCATGCTGTGAGTATGAGTCGTCTTGAGGTAGGGTTGGTTCGTATTTCATTGACAAGCCCTGCCAGTTGGTCAACCCCTCCTGCGATGTGTTGCCCGATATATTCGTCTGCCGAGAAATACCTCCATTGGTGACCATAAACCGGTCCAAGTCTTTTTTCGTAATCGTTGTTTGTGTAGCCGAGTGACTTGCCTTGATTGTCTGCATTATCAGCCCAGATAGTTCTCTTTCCGACGAGCTGTTCTCTAACTTTTCCAAATGTGAGTTCAGCAAGTCTTCGTTCATCGGTGCTGCCTTCGAGCATCCACAATAGTTCTCCCACCATGGCTTTCCAAGCAAGTTTCTTTGTTGTGACTGCTGGAAATCCTTCTGAAAGGTCATAGCGGCACTGGTAGCCAAATACGGAAATTACACCGACTCCAGTTCTGTCTTCTGTTTTTTGGCCATATTTTAGAATGTCCTCTAATAATTGGTGATACTGGTGTTCCATTATTCCGCCATTTCTGCTCTAATCTTTGTTGCGCTAATTTCTTGAATTTCTGGTGGTAGATCAATATATTCTATTTTATAGCCAACATCTCTCCCATAGAAAATGTTTGTGATGTTTGGGACTGAAATCACTTCATATTTACCAGCAAAGTCAGCTGAAAGACTCGTATCAATTCTTGACTTTACCTCATCGAACGAAAGTGGGTTTTTATCTGAAATCGGCATATTCCGAACCATAATAATTACTTGCTCAGTTCGGTCGAGAGATTCGACAAATAGAGCTCTGTGCCCATCATGCCATGGCTGGTACCTTCCAAGCATTTGAGCAGTTGGTTTAGTGTAATCCATTTTGTTATCCTTATGTCATACTGTTTTGGTTGTTTGAAAATTTTGTTTGTGTTTTCAAAGCGACCTTCTTGAATCGTGTCCATCCAAATGGTGAAGTCAGCATCAAAAATGTGTCGTGTCATATCAGTTGGGCAAACGAAATCACAAATGACTGCTCGGCCTTCTCCTTTTTCAAAATCAGCAAGATTTTTCATTCTTGCTGCTTGTCTTAATCTAGCCGTTTCGGAAAAGTCCCAATCATTTGACATGCGGCGCAATTCATCAGCATTGAACCAAGCACATTTCAGAATGTCTTGAAGTTCTTGTGCAAGCCATGTTTTTCCAGAACCAGGCAACCCCATAATCAAAATTTTCATTCACCGTCTCCGAATTTGAAATGTGAGCTCGGGATCTTCTTGCCAATGTTCAATCACAGGGAACTTCGTGATAATATCAGATTCTACATATGCATCACATTCAAACATTCCATTGATTGTGGTAAGATATAACTTGTCGCAATAAGGAATTGCTTGACCGTATATTTCAGAACCACCAATCACCCAAACATGAAGCCCGTCATATTTCTTTTTCGCATAGTTCAGAATTTGTTCCATGTCGCCACTCATAGTGAGATCAGGCCCTTCTAGTTCTTGACTTGTGATCACTACATTAGTTCGTTTTGATAACGGCTTGCTTCCAATGGATTCCCATGTTTTTCTGCCCATTACAACAACATGACCCATTGTATGATCACGAAACCATTTCATATCTCGTTTGTTCTTTGGCCATGGCAGATTACCTTCATTACCGATTCCAAAGTTTAGATCGGTTGCTACGATTGCATTGATGCTCATGCTTTTCTCCATGCTGTAAGTTTCAATGATGCTTCAAGCCCACTGAAAGTGTTTTCCTTTATTAGTTTATCTATATTCTTTACACCAGCAAGATGCATTTCATTTATATCTTTACCTGGTAGATTATGTGGCCAAATGCACACATTATAACCTTTTCGTATTAATTTTTCCATTCGTTTAGTGATTTCGAGATTTCTACTTTCAGCATCAAATACAAAAGTTGCATTCTCTAAATGTTTCAATCCTGTAACATTTCCATCAGCACCTGCCATTGCAATTGCATTTGGTAGGAATAGAGAATCGAGCGCGCCTTCCACGACCAAGTAAGGTTTGGTGAAATCAACTTTATCAAGCCCAAAGATCTTAGGAACATCTTGAAACATGATTGTTATATATCTAAGACCATTCGGGTCAAATCCACGAGCAGAAACTCCGAAGCAGTTGCCTTTCTCATCAAGAAAAGGCAAGATTAGTCTTGGTTCATCTTTCTTAAATGGTGGGAACTTATTTGGTATGATAGAGTTGATCCAAGTTTTAAACTTGGGTGCATAGTATAAACGATAGTGCTGATCTGTTGGTATTTGTCTTTGATTGATATATGATTTGGCTGGATGATCGTGTTTGAGTTGGCTGATCTTTTTAATTGTTTTTAGTGGATTCTTATCAAAGACAGGCTTTTCAGGATTTTTGAGTTTAATTTCTTGGGGCTTTTGTTTTGGAGAGTCTTGAAGAAACTTATCAGTCACATAATCTTTGTAGAGTGCAGGGTCTTGCATCTTCAGAAAGTTCTGAAACGAATGTGCTGCACCGCAATTGAAACAATTGTAGAAAAGACTGGACGTCTTTGTACTTTCAATAATCCAGCCGCGTGCCTTTGTTGCAGATTTCTGAGAGTCACCACAAATTGGACAACGAAAATTTACTTTCAGTGGATTACGGTGTTTAATATTAAATCTTTGAAATCTACCAGAGAGTAGATTCACATACTGCACATCGACATAATCTGTCATTCAAACAAAACTCCATAATGAATAAAATCATTTTACATCAAATGAAATGATTTGTCAACCAAAAAATGTTCTCCAAAGAAGGGTCACAATAGTTGCCACAGCAACACCAACACCCATGATCCACCAACGCCAGTTTTCAAGCTTACTCAAGCGACTATCTTGCTCTTTATTCTTTTCTTTCAACTCTCCACGAATATCTTTGATAATATCCATGATTTCTTTATGTCGTTTTTCACGTTCTATTGAGTTGAATGTTTTCATATCATCTATGTATTGTCTATTCGAGTTGCTAATGTTTTGTAATTGAACTTGCAGTTCTTTGCGGAATTGTTCTTCTTCTTGGTTATGTTGAAAAAGCTCTTTGGCGAGATTGTCCAAGCGTTTTTCATGGGTTTCCACTGTACGCTCCTGTATTGCGAGTGTCTTTGAAATAATGATGATTTGTTCAAGCGTGCTATCCAGTTTAGAAATAGTACTTTCAATCTGAGATATATCTTTTTTGATGAGAGCAATGTCTGTTTTTAGCTCGTTATCGTCGGACATTTGATGTCTGCCTTCTTCTATTTTTGTTTTACATCAACGAGTCATTTTTCCAGTTGCTTTCATCATTATTATGCCCATTATTATAGTTTGATTTCAAAGATTCAACTTTTTCCTTACCACGAGTAAATGCAGATATACCCAAAACTGCACTCATTGCGGCATGAAAGACTCCACCTGCTATAAGCGTCAATGGACTCCACTGTATTGCAACAGAACCACCATAAATCTGTATAATAGACCAAAAGATAGGACCGACTATAAAATCAAAAATAACAATTGCCATATAGACAAATGCCATCATGGGTCTCCAATGAGACCGGATCCAATCCTCGTGATGTTTCATACTTCACCCTCCGCTATATTACAAATATATTTATAAAGAAGAGGAATTGATGATATTAGGCATCAATGATTCAATTAGATAATTTTAGCGGAAACTTCTGAACTTGATTGAAGTTGTCTCGGATTTCTTCGAATGATTAATTTAGTTCTGTGATTATGTTCAGATTTGATTGATTTGCATCCAACAGAGTTTGGTTATTTGCTTTTAGATTAGAAGTTTCTTCTGCATATGCTTCTAAACGGGCTTGGGTGGAGTTGAACTCCACCCAAGATAACACCCATAAGAAGTATAACAATTATCCAAATTTTCATTTAATATCTATCCTTAGATTAAACAGTAATCATTAAGAAAACATTTTATCTAACTGCCTTTTTATAGATGTAAATTCCTTCTTATCGCTCTTAGAAAATGTTGTCTCTTCTTTTGTCTTTAAGTTTATAACTTCAACATATGTTGGAGTTTCTGCCGTTACCTGATATTTTTCACCTTTCAATTTGACGAATCATCATAACCTGAAATGCCACCAGCTTCTTTCATGCCAGTGCGTTTTCTGCGATGAAATAAGTGTATTCAGTCTTAGTCTTAGTCCTAAATGGACCCATATATTCTACTGCCCAGGATTTTTTTCCTAATGCAGAAGCAATTTTATCTGTGTTCATCATCTTATCAAAAGATAACATATATCCATCCGCGTGATCTTCATATCCGAGTACATTATTACTCATGTTTCCTAACTTTACCATAACAACACTTGGCATCTTCTCGACACCATATTTCGGTTTTACTGCTTCAGAAAAATCTGTTTCTTCTTCATCTTCCATGGATGATTTCTTTGCCTCAAGAGCAAGCGCAACACGGGCACGCAGTTCTTCTTCAACAGCTTCTTTCAGACCGATTGGATTCTTATCCATTGCTTCTTTGATTATTTGTATTACCATTATAGTTTCTCCCTATTTGGTTATGATTAGTCAAACAAATCTTTACGAATTCCTTTCATGGTATCCATACCTAGACGTTTACCAGACATTTTGATTCCTTTTTGGCGGCGCTTAAGTGCATCATCAGAAGATTTCTGAACAGATTTAGGCAGATAAGAGTTTTTTGTTTCATACTTCACCCTCCGCTATATTACAAATATATTTATAAAGAAGAGGAATTGATGATATTAGGCATCAATGATTCAATTAGATAATTTTAGCGGAAACTACTTTCATAAATCGCGATGATTCTTTGTTGTTGTTGAATCATTGCCCTTAGATCAGAAAGATTTAAAGAAAGTGCCTCATAACCATCTGATGTGATTGCAAATAAAACTACATCTCTAGTAAGAGATTCAAAGACCTCTTCTATATTTTCAGGTGTGATCACTCTCCAATTAACTGTTCTGAGATTTAGTCTATCTACGTCCGGGACAATGGGAGCAGGTGGTGTGACTTGTACAGTTCTTACCTCCACGGGTGGGGGAGCTTCGACTTCAGGTGTTCTGCTACAGGCAGATAAAAAGAAGATGCTAGTTAGAAGAACCAGGCCATAGGAAGGAACATTCTGAATTAAATTGTCTAGCATTTGTTGCATTGCGTTCTCTTTCCGTCAATGGGGCACCAGAAAGTAGTTCAAAACAGCGAAGTGCATTTTCTGATGCGTTGTTTATGATATTTTCAACTAGTTGTGGTCTAGCAGCAGCAAGAGCACCTATTTCATGTCTACCGAGACGTTCTTTCAGTTCACTGTTCTGTTCACGAATTTGTTGGAACTCCGATTGAACTCTATCAAAATCTTGTCGAACTTCACTGTAAGATTGTTCCAATTCAGTAATCGTGTCTAAATTTGTTTGATTGATTTCTACCAATCGTTGGTTATTTATCTCAAGGGCCGATGCTCTTTCAGCAAATGCTTCTAAACGGGCTTGAGTGGTGTTGTAATAGTAACCAACACCACCTGTAATAGCACCCATTAGAAGTATGATAAAGAACCAAGTTTTCATCATCTGCGTTTATTTTTATTGTGAACCCACTCTATCGCTTTCTTAGTCATTTCCCTCTGCTTTTCAGGTGGGTATGTGATACCATGTTTATTTCTTAAATTTGTAAACACTTTTCTTATTGCATCATTCAAATCATTAGCATTACCTTTTGAAAGCATTGACGCCGCCATTTGCCCGATCTTA